TCTCCACCTACCCCCATCACAGGGGGTAGGATACAGACTTCGCGAAGCAGGTTAGAGCGTCGCTATCTCTTTAATTCGCCGATGATTTGCAACTTCGGCGCCGAACTCTCCCTTGGGAGCGAACGGAGCACTGAAATTACGGTGCTTGTTCTAGAGAATAGTAGACCTGACCTGGGCACCTCCGCTGTGGCCTTGCTAGCCGCAGCGGGGGACCGCCGATTCGCGTTTACAGAGGAGCATGAGATGGAGATCGTCGTTACGAGCTATGAGGTTTTGGTAACACAACCACGCCCCAGGCTCGTGGAGCTCGTTGGCCGGGATTCGCTAAAGCAGTTTCTTGCTGAAGCGTCGACCGAATTCAACGAGTCATCCAGACGTGCCACTGCATCGCTTCTCGTGTCTGTATCGTACCGAGGACCCAGACATCCACTTGAGCTTGAAGCGTGGGAAACTGTCAGCCGCGGATACATCTTGAAACCTGTCGGTAAAGCTGTTGCTCTACAATCGACCCAGGATCAGGATGTGTTAACACCGCAGTATGACTACCACGCGACTCGCCTCTGTTTTGATGCGGGGTCTGAGCGCCAACGACTTGAAGCTAGCATGGTGCTGTTTTATGGAGCTTTACATCTGCTCCGGGCACTAGTGCAGCCTAAAGCCACGTTCACGCTAGCATACGCGTGTTCGCCTGTTCGCGTTCTTCCGGTACTCTAAGGAGGGGATCTAGTTCGGCCTACTTTCAGGCCAGGGCACATGTGCCCCTGTGTAAAGGGATCTAAATGGCTATAGTGGAAAACAACCGAAACGTCCGTAGGACTTATTGGTATCGCGTCGACAACCCGAAGACCAAACCCGGTAATTGGATCCAGTCTGATCGGTCCGTTATCGAAGCGAATCTTAGGAACGGCGTATCCAACAAGTTCTGGCGGACGCAGGTGAAGCTACATCAAAATGCCACTACGGGAATGACTGGGGTTCGTACAACCCACATCTCTCGATCCTCGAGTGGACGGCTTGAAATGAAGGGTACGGATGGTTTAGTTGCAATGGTTAACGGCGATATGGCCGGCCAGCGTGACAACTACGAGCCCGGAGATTCAGGCATGTCTACAACCGCAGCCCGGTCCGAAGCAACCTCTCGCTTTAACAAGATCCTAGCCCGAACGCAGCGCCAGATGCAAGGCGCTGTATTCTTGGGTGAAGGACGCGAAGCGTTGCGTATGCTAAAGGGTGCTTCAACACTTCTTCTGAAGGCTATCAAAGGTAACTATATCGATGTCCTGCGCGATTATCGAAAGAACGTCGCGTTTGGCAGGGTACGGAAACCTACGAAAAACCAAATTCAGCGGAAAGTTACGAGTACCTGGCTTGAAGCCAGCTTTGGTTGGTCTCCTTTCGTCAAAGATATTCAGGATGCAGCTAAAGCCTGGAAAAAGTTGGCAGAGAAGGAGCCAGACGTATTACCAGTCTGGGGCCGTAGCGAGCAGTCGCAGTTATTCATGCAGCTGCCAGTTATGGTCCGTTTCGCTCCGGTGTCGAATTATCAATGCATCGAGAACGGGACGTACATTAACCGGGTTAACGTCCGTGTTGATGGAGCCGCAATAGCTGAGAGCCATGCGATCACGCCTCGTTGGCAGACTTTGTTCGGCCTTAGTGCTGACCAGTTTATGCCAACAGTATGGGAAATGCTCCCGTGGTCGTTCTTGTTTGACTACTTCTCCAACATCGGTGATATCATCGAAATCGGGTGCTCCGGTAATGCTAGAGCAGCTTGGGCAAAGACTGTCGTGATCAACGCGCGCATAAGATCGTACGCGATATGGCACGACCCTGTTGAACAAGCTCGCATTGGCGTACCGAATTTTGACTCGAGTGGAGGAGGGCCATGGACCTCTTTATGGCACAAACGTTCTGTTAGTCGGAGCCCAGGGACTGATTCAACGATCCCTGAACTTGCTTTTGGTATTCCGGGCTCTCCTTTGCAATGGACCAATATAACGGCTCTATTTGCACAGGCTAACAACGACGTCGGACCGCAGAACTTCCGGCCTATCAACTTGTGGCGCGGTAAGCTAGCGAAGCTGCGATAGTTGTCCACCCCCTAATCAGGCTACTGCTAGTGCCTGATCCCTCAAGAACCCTTTTTAGAAGGTTCCAACCATGACTATCACTTTTACGTCCCCCATTACTGGGGGTGCTCAGACCGGCTTTACAGCTCCCACCTACACGCACGTGCCCGACGTGGCGCCCGATATTAATGGTCGTCAGGTTGCGGTAACGGCTACAGGTGGTACGCAAGTCGGAGTGACCGTTCACAGCGGAAGCTCGCCGTTCACACTTATGACTTCGAAGCCCAAGGCCTACAAAGCCCTCGGGAAAGCGAATCCAGTGACCGGTGTCATCGCAAACGTCCCAATGAACGTGTTTAAGCTCAACGTCCGTAAGGGCATGTTACCCCTTGCAGGACAGCCTTTCAGGACTGGCATGATCCAAGTGATCACGTCTATCCCGGCAGGTGCCGATGTTGCCGACCCGGCAAACATTCGGGCGATGTATTCCGCGGTGATCGGAGCCCTTACCCAGCAGTCTGCTGGTTTCGGGGATACGGCCGTCACGGGGATCATGTAACAACCTGATCCACGCATCGAGTACTTGAGCTAGCTGTTTTGTCACAGCGGCGTCGTTGCAATCCCGCGCGATGCTATGCGTAAGGAACGTTTCTAACCGCGGAGTAGACATGCACAATCGTGCTGAGTACTTGCAAACCCTTTTGGAGTTGGACTTATCCTTTCAAGGTGGTGGAGGGGCAATAGCACCATACCCCGGGATGCATCCCAAAGTTTTCGCAATGGGTGCATTAAGTCAAAGTCTGCTTAAGAAATTTCATAACAACGAAGTTTCCAGAGACAGAGACAATGCTGCGCTCGCAAAGTTTTTAGATTCAAATAATACCTGCGGGCTGTGGCAACCGGCCACCTTTGATAGTGACTTAATGGCTGTTGCATTTGGAGAAGCTCGTGATTTCATATACGGGTTTTGCCACGTGCGCAGTGCATGGGGAGACGAGAGCATCCTTAGCCTTAGTAACGTAGCTGAGGGGTTTGCTTTCGGTCCGGGTGCCAACATCGGTGCACCGTCAGGCGACCCTTACGGGAAGCTTGCGATTAGCCGACTTACGTACACGGATCCAGCTTTGCTTGAGTTGTTCAGGCACACTTGGTGTTCGAAGGGACTGCGTCGCGAGCAAGAGCTATTTCGCGATAAGCATTTCCCGACGATCCAAGTGCCAGGGAACGTTATGAACTTTGTTCCTAAAACGAGACGAATTTCAAGGACCATATGCACTGAGCCCATACTGAATATGTTCTTTCAGAAGGGCATAGCCGCTGTACTCGAACGGAGACTTCGCAAGGTCACAGGTATCGACCTGCGTTGCCAGCCGTCAAAAAACAGTGAGCTAGCCAGAATCGGATCAGTAACTGGAGAGTTTGGTACTATCGATCTCTCTAGCGCTTCTGACACGATCTCGACGACCCTTGTGCGTTACCTATTCCCGCCGGCGTTGGTCAGCTGGTTGGAGTTGGCGCGCAGCAAGCAGACCACTCTTAAAGGTGGCCGTGTTGTCGATTTGCATATGATATCGTCTATGGGAAATGCTTTTACGTTCCCTCTACAGACGGTGCTTTTTACCTCCTTGGTCGTTGGTGCGTATCGGGCCTATGGTCGAAAGATCATTTGGCCGTCTGACGCAACGGTTGGCAACTTTGCCGTCTTCGGTGATGATATAATAGTACACCGCGAATGTTACGATCTCGTGGTTAAGCTATTACATTACTGCGGATTCACCGTAAACAGCGATAAGTCCTTTAATTCAGGACCATTTCGTGAGTCTTGTGGCACTGATTACTTTTCAGGCTACAACGTCCGGGGTGTTTACCTTCAAACCCTTTTGGACGATCAAGACTGTTTCAGTGCATACAACAGGTTGGCTCGTTGGAGTCTCAGCCACGGGATATATCTGGATCGGTCACTCGACTTTCTCAAAAAGGAGGTTAGAGTTCCACTCGTCGTCCCGTTTCACGAGGGCGATGAGGCCGGTTTCAAAGTCCCTCTGGCAGACGCTAGACACTATCTTAAATGGCATGCCGAATACCAAGCTTACCGGTATCGGTGTGCTGTGAGGAAAACTGTCTCGTTTAAGATTCCGCTTGTCGACCCATCGGATGAATGCTGCTTCGACTCGAAGGCTAAGGATAAGGCCCAAAAGGCTCTACACAAAGCTCGACAAGTCGTCAAAGGATGGAGGTACTGTCCGTCCGGGTTGCTCCTTCTGATGTTGCAAGGGAACATTAGGAACGGTCGTCAGACGCTGCGAATTGAGTGTCGTGACACCGAATATAGGTGGCGGGTGAGTTCTTGTTGGGACTCACTTTACACCCCGACGCCTGTGAAGGTGCCGGTCGGTTACCGCGGACTAAACCCCGCAGTGGCCACTCCCGCTTAAAAAGCGGAAAACGCTCGCAAGAGCACCCCACTGATAAGACCAAAGTTTTATAGGAAAACATCCCTAAGGC